CTGGAATTATATTCTAGGACCAGTTGTAAAAATATTCACGGGAGCTGTTATCTCCTTTGAATTGCCTGGCGATGTTTGGGGTCTTCTCCAGATAGGTTTGGGCGGTTACGTCGTGGGACGCAGTGCAGAATCAGTTGCTAGAACAATAGCCAACAAACCAGCTGCGAATAAACAACAAGAAAACGGATAGGAAAAAACATGAGAAACGATTATAAAATAAGACCAAGACAAGAACTTAAAAAAGGCGGTAAAGCATTTCCAGATTTAACTGGTGATGGTAAAGTAACTTTTAAAGATGTTTTAAAAGGTAGAGGTGTCATTAAGAAAAAAGGTGGCATGATTAAAAAAGCGGATATGATGACTAAAAATATGCCAATGAAGAAAAAAGGTAAAATGATGAAAGGCAAAAGATAATGGCAGGTACTATTTTAAAAGGTATTGGCGTTATTAAAAGCGTAAGTCCTAAAGTTAAATCCAAAGGCGTAAGTAAATCAAAAGGTAATATATCGAAAAACGTTGGCCAAGCAAGAAAGTATCAAGAAGAACGTGAAGAAATAATGGAAGAGAATTTAAAAAGAGCTAAAGAAGGAAAAACATCTATTTACGGAACAGTTAAAGAAACAGAAAAAGAAATTGAAAAAATAGGTAAAGAAAAAATTAAATTTCCATCAAAAGAAATGAGAAGACTTGATGAAGGTTTAGAATTTGAAGTTACTCCAGAATATAAAAATGGTGGTCTTATTAAAGGTATACCTAAACTTGCTAAAAAAGGTTGGAAGTAATGGCTAAACTTTGCCCAAGAGGAAAAGCCGCTGCAAAAGCAAAATTTAAAGTGTACCCGAGCGCGTACGCGAACATGTATGCTAGCGCAGTTTGTTCAGGTAAAATAGTTCCAGGTGGACGTAAAAAGAAAATGGGTGGTGGAAGTATTTCTCAAGAGAGAAAAATGGTATCTAATTACAAACAAGGTGGCATCGCTAAAGGTTGTGGTGGTGTATTAGAAAACAGAAGAAAAGTTACAAAAAAATATTAATATGAGCTTACGTAAATGGGTTCAAGAGAAATGGGTAGACATTGGTTCTAAACGTAAAGATGGTTCTTTTGCTCCATGCGGAAGATCTAAAGGTGAAAAAAGAAAAGGTTATCCAAAATGTGTACCACTAGCAAAAGCTAGAGCAATGTCAGAAGGTCAAAGACGTTCTGCAGTTGCAAGAAAAAGAGCCGCTGGTAATACAGGACCTAAACCTACAAATGTTGCAACATTTTCAAAACGTAAAAAAATGAGTAGCGGAGGATTAGTATAATGCCAAGAGGAACTTGTTGGAAAGGTTACGAACAAAAAGGTATGAAGAAAAAAGGAAATAGATTAGTTCCTAATTGTGTAGCTGCTGGTAAGAAAAGGAAGAAAAAATAATGGCTGATATTGCATTAAGAGGACACGGTCGAGTTATGATGGCATCAGGTGGTAGAACTCCTGCATGGCAACGTAAAGAAGGTAAAAATCCAGCGGGTGGATTAAATAGAAAAGGTATTGCATCTTATAGAGCCGCGAATCCTGGTTCTAAATTATCTATGGCAGTAACTACTAAACCAAGTAAATTAAAAAAAGGATCAAAAGCAGCTAATAGAAGAAAATCTTTCTGCGCGCGCATGAGCGGGATGAAGAAAAGATTAACCTCTGCAAAAACTGCAAGAGACCCAAATTCAAGAATTAATAAATCCCTACGTAAGTGGAATTGTTAATATAACTAACAAAAGGAGAAGAAGATGGAAGATGTAGACGTAGCAAGTAAATTACAAAAATACATGAAAACTCAACTAACTAATTTGACCACAATGGTCACTTCTGGTGGGGTTGACAATATGGCCGATTACAAGTATATACTTGGACAAATTCGTACATACGAATTTTTATTACAGGAAATCTCTAACCTGCTAAACAAAAAGGAGCTTAAGGAAAATGAGCAAGGAAACGTTATCAAACTCGACTGAAATACCTAAAACAGTTCTAGGTTTAGAAGAAAAATATCAAGAAGAAAATAAAAAAATTGAAGATAAAACTATAAGAGCAGAAAATATATCTGAATCTTTAGTTGATAGTTTACCAAACCCAACAGGTTGGAGATTATTAGTATTACCATTTACACCTAAAGATAAAACAAAAGGTGGAATTATTATTGCACAAGAATCATTAGACAAATTAAGAATAGCTACAAACTGTGGTTATGTTTTAAAAATTGGACCATTAGCGTATCACGATAAAGAAAGATACCCAACAGGTCCATGGTGTAAAAAAGGAGATTGGGTAATTTTTGCTCGCTATGCGGGTTCAAGATTACCAATTGAAGGTGGAGAAGTGCGACTACTAAACGATGACGAAGTACTTGGGACTATTAAAAATCCTGAAGATGTTCTTCATCATATTTAAACATAGGAGGCACTATGCCAATGGAAGATAAGAAAAAAGAACCAATGATAGATGTCGGCGAGGAAGAAGGCGCTGAAGTTACATTGGACAACAACGAGCAGACGAAAGCCGTTGCAGAAGAGAAAATAGAAGTTCAACAAGAGGAAGAAAAACCTGCTGTTGAAATTAAAGAAGAGAAGGTTCAAGAAAAACCTAAAGTTGAAACTAAAAAAGACGAACTTGAGGAGTATAGTGAAGGCGTTAAAAAACGTATTGCTAAACTAACTCATAAAATTAGAGAAGCTGAAAGACAAAGAGAAGAAGCTATTAATTTTGCTCATTCTGTTAAAAGAGAAAAAGATCAGATTGAATCAAGATTATCTAGAACAGATCAAAGATATGTTTCTGAATTTGAAAGCAGAGTTAAATCTAGTTTAGATAATGCAAAAGTAGCTCTTAAATCAGCTATTAATGCAGGAGACATTGATGCTCAAGTTTCAGCTCAACAACAAATTGCAGAGTTAACTTTAGAAGCAGCTAGATTAGGTGCTCTTAAATCTACTCAACAAGATGTTGTAAGAGAAAAAGAAGTTACAATAACTCCTCAACAAACAAATCAAACACCACAAACTGATCCTAAAGCAGAAGATTGGGCTTCTAGAAATAATTGGTTTGGTAATGATTCAGCAATGACTTATACCGCGTTTGATTTACATAAAAAACTTGTTGAAGAAGAAGGATTTGACCCTAGAAGTGACGATTATTATGCAGAAATTGACAAGAGAATAAGACTTGAGTTTCCGCATAAATTTGTTATAAAAGAGGACATATCTACAGAAAGTACAAATAAACCTGTACAGAATGTAGCTTCGGCTAAACGTCCAAGCCAAACAGGACGCAAAAAAACTGTGAGACTCACACCATCACAAGTAGCAATTGCTAAAAGATTAGGTGTGCCACTTGAAGAATATGCGAAACATTTAACCACGAAGGAGGTATAGGCATATGGTAAACGAAAAAAATACAATTAAGACTTCCCGTGCGAGCGAAACTAGGACTAAAACAGATAGACCTAAAGTTTGGACTCCACCATCATCTCTGGATGCACCACCTGCGCCAGACGGATTTAGACATAGATGGATAAGAGCCGAAAGTGCTGGCTTCGATGATACGAAGAACATTTCAGGCAAATTGAGATCTGGTTGGGAATTTGTTAGATCGGATGAATATCCGGACTCTAATTACCCATCAGTCAAAGACGGAAAATACGCAGGAGTCATTGGAGTTGGCGGCCTATTGCTGGCTAGGATACCTGAAGAGATCGCAAAATCTCGCGAAGAGTACTTTGCAAAAAGAACTCAAGACCGAGAAGAAGCTATTGCAAACGATCCTTTTAAGGAACAGCATCCAAGTATGCCCATCAGCAAAGATAGGCAGACTCGTGTAACTTTTGGTGGTACAAAGAAAAACTAATTATTTAGTAATTCCTACCCAAAAAAAGTAAATATAAACTTAAGGAGAAAATAAATATGGCAAACTCAACAGCTGCTTACGGTTTTAGACCGCTAGGCAAACTTGGTGGGAACCCAGCTGCAGGCGGACAAGATCAATATGTGATCGCGGACAACTACAGCTCGTCTATTTTCCAAGGAGACATTGTTAAACTTAATGCAACAGGTGGAGTTATCGTAGTAGATACTTCAGCCCTGTCTAGTGTATTAGGTGTATTCAATGGTTGCTTGATAGAATCAGACCCATCTACAAAAAAACCAAAATGGTCAAATTTTTACTCACAAACGAATATCACACAGGGTGAAATTCAGGCGTATGTAATAACTGACACAAATCAACTCTATCTCGTTAAATCTACGGGAACTGCTCTAGGAACAACTGCGGTTGGAACTTCCTTTGATCAAGTATACGCTGCAGGTAATACCAACACTGGTATTTCTGGCGCTTATCTAGATCTTGGAACTTCAGTGGCTGCTGCTGACGGGCAAGTGACTGTGGTGAATACTTCACCATTCATAGGTAACGAGGAAGCTGTAACAAATGAAGATTTCATTGTTAGAGTTTCGAAGAGTCATCAATTACTATAACAGGAGAATATAAACTATGGCTATCTCAAGATCACAACTAGTTAAAGAACTAGAACCAGGTTTAAACGCACTGTTTGGACTTGAATATAAACGTTATGACAGCGAGCATGAAGAAATCTTCATTAAAGAAACATCTGACAGAGCTTTTGAAGAAGAAGTTATGTTATCAGGTTTCGGCAACGCTGCCATCAAAGCGGAAGGATCTGGTGTCAACTACGATCAGGCACAAGAAACTTTCACTGCTAGATATACGCACAACACTATAGCTCTTGCATTCGCGATCACTGAAGAAGCGATCGAGGATAACTTGTATGACAGACTAGCGTCTAGATATACAAAAGCATTAGCTAGATCAATGGCGAATACAAAGCAGGTAACTGCGGCTAACGTATTGAATAATGGATTCAGCACTAACTTTTTAGGTGGTGACGGATCTCCTTTATTCTCTACGACTCACGCTACAATCTCTGGAACATTTAGAAACACGCTTGCAACACAAGCTGATTTAAATGAAACATCTTTAGAGCAGTCTTTAATAGATATTGCTGCTTTCACAGATGAAAGAGGTTTAAAAATTGCTGCTCAAGGAATGAAATTAATCATCCCTTCTGAACAACAATTTACTGCAGACAGATTAATGTCTTCTGCTGGTAGAGTTGGAACAGCTGACAATGATATCAATGCAATCAAAAACAAAGGAATGATTCCACAAGGTTATGTTGTGAACCATTTCTTAACTGACTCTGATGCATTCTTTATCATTACAGATGTACCAAATGGCTTAAAGTACTTCGAAAGATCCCCAATTAGAACTTCTATGGAGGGAGATTTTGAAACTGGTAACGTTAGATACAAAGCTAGAGAAAGATACAGCTTCGGCTTTTCTGACCCTAGAGGTGCATTCGGTTCATCAGGATCAGCGTAAAGACTTTTATTATAGGGCGGGCTTGACTCGCCCTATAATTCACTATAATAACATCCGTGAGAAGATGAAAACCTACCTAATAAAAGTATTTCTAGAAGGCATAAAAATCCAATTTACATTGGAATCTGAACCTATTTCTGTTACAGAAATGTTACATCAGAAAGTACTTGACTTTCTGGGAAAAACAAGTAAAGAGCAATTAGAAAAAATGATTAGTCCTAAACAGATTAGTAATTTTTTCTATATAACCTATGAGGAGGTTGAACGTGACATCATTGTCCCAATCACTTCTGGCCAAGAAAATAGACTTGGAATCACAGTGGAACAAGTCTTATCTTGAACAGGGAAAACTAACGACTGATATGCAGTGGTTAGACGTTGAGTTGAAGGAAGTCAAAAGACAAATTCTTCAACAGGATCTTGAAGCCGCTAGACAAGAAAATAACCTTGTTTTAAGCGAAGAAGAAGATCCAGCATTTATAGCTAGCTAAACTAGTTATATAATTGGAATAAAAGTGAGAGAAACTTAAGCCACCTCTTGCTCTTTTTAAAAAATTAAGCTATATTTAACATACTATACATTAACATCTGATGTAGACGCGTATAGTCGACATTGCCTAATGACTGCATTGGATTAATAGGAGGATAATAAGATGACTACAAAAAGTACATTTCAAGGATACGTAAGAACTTACGGAGGAGAAGATAGAAATTCTGGTGTTACACCAGGAACTCTAATTGCTTCTGAAGTTATTACTTTCTTGAGTTCAACAGCAACTGCAACTGCAGTGTCTGTTGGAGCAACAGTAAACGCTAACGCTCCATTCGTGTTACCACAAGGAGCTATACCAACTAATTTTATAGTTTTAACAGCAGCAGGAACAACTACAACTGCAACTATTAATTTTGGTTCAGCAGCTAATGCAACTAGTATTGCACAAAATTTAGTTGTTGGTGCTAGAGCAGCAGTATTAATGACTGGAGCTTCAGTTATTGCTACTGGTCTTCCAGCTAATACAACAGTTGTTGCTAATGTTGGAAGCACAGCAGGTTCAGGAAACGTTACAGGTGTATTTGTATATACATTTGCTGACCAAACTGCACAACCTGGTGAAATAGGTCCAGCTTAATTAATTTTTAATGGAGCTCCTTCGGGAGCTCTATTAATATAAGGAGATAAAATGAGTTACAAAAGTGATGTAAAACCAGTTTATATTGCTGCTGCTAGTGCAGTTGCTTTTACTGGAAGAACAAGACTTCGAGGATATGTTGTTCAATCAACAGGAAGTTCAGGAACATTAGTTATTAATGGTTTAGCAAATGCTACAACTGTTAGTTCTTCAACTAATACACAAGTATTTTTTACAGTATCTGTTGGAGCAGGGCAAACTGAAACTTTAAATATTCCAGAGGACGGAGTTTTATATGCTCAAAATAATGGAACTGGAATTGTAGATGGTATTGGTGTAACAGCTAACGCTTCATCTTTAACGGCGATATTATTTATAGACAAGTAGGAGAGTAGATGACTACTTCCGGAACTACAAGTTTCAATCTTGAACTAGATGAGCTTTTTGATGAAGCTTATGGACGTGTAGGTATTGGAGGAACTAGAACTGGTTATCATTTAAAAGCAGCAAGAAGAAATTTAAATATTTTATTATCTGAATGGGATAATAGAGGCGTTCATTTATGGAAAGTAAAATTAGCTACAATTCCATTAGTATTAGGTCAAGCTGAATATAGCTATACTACCGATCCAACAAATTATCCAAACGATATTAACGATGTATTAGAAGCTTATATTAGAAATAATACTTCACCTAATGCTTCATTACCAACAGATACCTCATTAACTAAAATAGATAGATCTGCATATGCAGCGCTACCTAATAAATTATCACAAGGAACACCTTCTCAATATTATGTTCAAAGAACATACAGCCCAAGTATATTTTTATATCAAACACCAGGATCTGGATTTTCTAGTCAAAGCACACCAAGCAATTATCAATTAAGATTTTATTATCTTGCAAGAATTGAAGATGCTGGAAAATATACAAACACTCCAGATGTCGTATTTAGATTTTTACCATGTTTAACTTCTGGTCTTGCTTACTATTTAAGTATTACTTACCGACCAGAAAAAACTGAAATGTTAAAGTTAGTTTATGAAGATGAATTACAAAGAGCTTTACAAGAAGACGGTCAACGCACCTCGTTATTTATATCACCAAAAACATTCTATGGAGATGGTGTATAATGACAACTTTTGCTACAGGTAAGAAGTCTTACGCCATATCAGATCGATCTGGCCAACGATTCCCGTACGACGAAATGGTAACCGAGTGGAATGGATCATTTGTTCATTATAGTGAATACGAACCTAAACAACCTCAATTAGAACCGAAAGTACCAGGCAACGATCCGCAAGGATTGCTCAACGCACGACCAGATCGTGTAGAGCCATTATCAGTTGTGTTATTGGCATTCAATCCATTATTATCAACAGCGGGTAGTTCTACTATTTTAGTTAATGAACCAGGTCATGAAAAAACGACAGGAAATAAAATTATATTTACAAATGTAAATGCAGTTAATGGATTTACTAATGCTATGTTAAATACAACACTAGGATTTTCATTAACAGTTTTAAATACTAATCAATATACAATAAACGGACAGACTCTCGCGAGCGCGAGCGGGAACTTCGGTGGACAACCTTCAGTTGGACCTTCTGCAGTTGCACTCCCTAATAA